AAGGCCTGTACGTTCTCGCGAGGTTCAATAACTGACACATACTCTATAGCCTCGTACTGTTTCTCAAACACTGCCTCCCAATTAGCCAGGTCTGATCCATCCGCGAATGTGAAGTTGTCTTCAGCAAGTACCTTTGCGTACTCCGTCGGCCGGTCAATGCTTAGACCTCGCTTTGACACGTCCATGATAAGGCTGTGTACGTAGTCTTCACTCGATTTGAAGTCTGGGATGATCTTTTTAACACCCTCTTTCTTCAGCACAGGTATTGGCTTGTCCAATCTCCACACACATCCGTGGGCGTCCGGAATTCCAAGACCACCTTGCTCCTCCATTCCGTGTAGTACTTCGTCCGGTAGGTCAAGCCACTCATCATCTATTTTGATTCGGCACCAGTGGCTAAGTGCACTGATCATGCAACCCCTTGCTACATCTGGGTCCAGCCCCCGTCTCACCAGCTTTGCAATTTGGTCACAAATACCTTGCACTCTCTCTCTTACCGTAGCACGCCCTGTACCTTCCCAGTCACCAGCGACGAACCCAGCTAGGCCGCGTGTAGGACTGGCATATGCCCTGTCCTTCGTTACCGTCACTCTGAAGAACTCACTTTTCTTGTCGAGCATTTGCTTGATTGCTTTGGCGTCAAATTTCATTGCCTCCATAACCCTCAAGAATCTCAAAGCGTCGTTTTTGTCCAGCATTGCTAAGTCTACATCATCACCGCCGTGGTCAATGTAGGCCAAGCTGTTTGCACCGTATAGTGAGTTGAAGCATTGTAAAGCAACCCAGATGTAGCAGAAGTTTAGCACTGAGTTAACCCATGTAGTACCTCTCCACCCAGAAAACAAGCCGTTTGATAGCTCATGTAGCTCACCCTCCGCATCCAGCAGCCACATGTCGTACATGCCTTCAGCAATTGCACCAACGAATTTGTGATAGTCACCTGGCACATTAGGAATCTCACCCAACTTCTTGATAGCAAGTGACATTTCCCACTTTGAGTGTTGAGCATTGAAATCAGCCCAGTCGTAGAGCATATGGTGCAGCTCTTCGTCCATCTTTTTGTCAAAGAATATGATTTCCTCGTCAGGTGGCGCGTTTAAACGTACTGTCCCGATTTGTACTTGTTTCTCGGCTACGTAGAGCACGTACGAGAAGATCACGTAGTGTAA